TCTTTGTCATCAGCAAATGTGGCTGAACCATCGCTCAAAAGGTACAAAGTAGCCTTTTCTTTGACTGTGTAGTAATACTCAGCAAGGCGAATGTCCTCTTTGGTGATCCACTCGGACTGAGAGTCGCCAGTTCCACGCTGAGTGAAACTTGTGCCACCATCGTCAGCTTCAGGGTACATCTTGCGGAATTGCTCTTTCGCCACCATTGTGGTGATTAAGCAACGCTCTGCATCTGAACCATCAGGGGCTATTGAATTGGGGTCGTAATAAACTGTGAATGGGTTATCCACAGGGTCAATGTAGATTTCCTGATCAAACGAATCCTCAGACACATAGTCTGTGCGAACTCGCATATAACCCCAACCCATGCGGACAGCATAGTCAAAGGCGTTGTCATAGGCATATTCAGCGTTGGAATTGACCTCAATGTGGCGAATAATGCCCTGGATGGTCTGTGCGTCAAGCATGTCCTCATGCGTGTTTGTGGCATGGACTTTAATGCGGGGGCGCTGCTGACGCTGCTGGTTTGAGACTTGGCGGCAATAATTGTCCACCTTGTTCACGGTAATAACAGGGCGTGATTCCAAATTGCGGGAGTGCTGCAATTCAACGGGCCATTGATCACCGCCACCAAATTTCAAATCTTCCAGCGCTTCCTGGCGATTCATAGTGTCGGCATCGTTTGCCAACTTTAGAAACTCTATCGCCTCTTGAATTCGTGGATCGTAATCATCTGCCATGATCTTGCCCTAAGTAAACATATTTGGTCATTTTACGCCATCCATGAATGTTGGCTACCATAATTTGCACTTGGTCTTGGCTTTCTGCGCTCTCTTGGCTCGTTCACCATTAGACCGATATAGCGGAACGCATCAGCACCGTGTGAATATTGATCGTGCAAAGGCGTTCTGCTGAATTGCTTTGTGTCTGGGTCAACATCGTAACGGTAGTGTCTCAGGCATTGCAAGCCCTCGTGACAGTTGTCCTTGTCAAACCAGCAGTTCACAAAGATTGTTCTAGCCGCATTGATGGAGTCCAAAATGGGCGTTTTGGGGATGATCTTGGTCTTGTAACCCGCTGCCCTGACGATTTCCTCAATGCTTCTGCCGTTGCCTGCCAAAGTCTTGTTTTCAGCATCATGGGGCAACCACAGCGTGTCATATACATAACCAAAGGTCTGCATCTTAGCCAGGTAATCGCTCATGGTCTGCTGATTGCCCTCAATGTAGCGAATCAGGCGTGTTTCCATGCCTATAAACTGCAAGAACCAAATTGCTGTGGCATCAGACCAACCAAGGTCGAAAATGGCGTGTACGGGCTTTGTGGGGTCGTAATTGACCTTTGTGATGCGCCCATCCAACTCAGCCATTTGCATCTCTTTGGCAAAGATAGCCCCATCTACTGTTTGGCGGCACAAACCTTCCCAAACCACGTTATATGCCTGTGGATCACGAAACTTGAGGGCATCTTTCTCAAGGCGTAATGTCTCAGGAAACCAAGGATTGTCCGACCAGTTGACCTTGGTGACGATGCAGTCATCAGGCGGGTTTAGCACAAACCGCTGATAAGTCTCGTCAGATTCCAACTCAGGGTTGAACGTAATCCAAATCTCTGACTTTTCCTTACGAATGGTCGGAATCAGCACGTTCCATGACATTCGGCTTGTTGTCTGGGCTTCCTCAACCCAGCAAATGTCAACACCCTCATAAGACTTGACGTTTGCCACGTTGTTCTTCAGGCCCACAAAACTGAACTCAGAGCCGTTTTTGCCCCTAATGCTTGTTTGGGTGATCTCGTAGAACGATCCAAGCCCCAAAGCCTCAATTTGGTCGCACAGCAGCTTGTGGACTGAATCTTTGATGGACGTTTGAAACTCACGGGCGCAGAGAATGCGTAAAGTGCTTTTTGCTGCCAAGATCAGTAAGGCTCTTGCAACGCCCCAAGACTTAGCACCGCCTCGTCCACCATACAAGACTTTGTAGCGTGATGGCTTGAACAGGCACTCTAGCTTGAGTGGGAACTCAGCCTTTGCGATTGCTTGTTGAACTTCAGACATAGGTGTTGGAACTCAATTTGGTCTTTGACAAGGCAGACAGGAAAGCCAGAAAAATGCCTGCATCGACATCCTTGAACGCTGGCTTAACATTCCAACACGGCTGAGAACTACACTTAAAGTCGGAACGTGTCCCACGGCTTCTAGCTGCCTCAATTCTCATGCGTCTTGACTGTCGCTTGGCTTTACAAAGCTGACCTGAATCCCCGACAACAACGGTGCGCCATCTGCGCCTGTAATCTCTTGCTTGACGCTTTCACGATATTTCTTAGGGAATCGTGCTGCCATAGATCGTGACCAAATCGTAGCGTTAAGTTTGTCGCTTTCTTTGTTCTCGACCATGTGCGTTTGGGCAATATCTTCCCACCATTGCAGTTCAAACTCTTTTGCTAACTCCAAGGCGTGTAAAAATTCGGGATTTTGGTCACGCCAGTTGTATAAAGTTTTAGTTCCAACGCCCAAAATAGCACCAATTGCCTCAGTTGACTTGCCGATTTTGCCCAATGCAATCACTTCCTCACAATACTTGGGATCGTAGAGGGATGGGCGACCAACAGGGCGTTTTTCGGTTGTATCTGTCATTCTGCGGATTCTAGTGGTTTCTCTAATTGGCGCAACAGCATCTCGTTTTCAGCCAATGCACCAGATATGGCATGGTAGTTTGCCAACATCTGCTCTTTTTGAAGTTTTAGTTCAGCGATGCGCTTTTGTAGTTGCTCAATCATTTCTTTTTGTCCTTTTTGGCGGCTTCTCGCTTTTCTGAATAAGCAATGGCAACAGCTTGCTTGACAGGTTTGCCAGCCTTAATTTCAGCCTTGATGTTCTTTTTGAACGCTTCAGGGGATTTTGACTTGATGAGTGGCATCAGCAGTTCCAGTTCTTGAGTGAGGCTTTAGCCCGTTCCGCTGGGCCTTTGGCGTTCTTTACAACCCCTTCCATTCGGGCGCAGAAACTGGCCTTACGACCCTCGTCCTTCTTGGTCTTTGGGTTTGGGGCTGGCGGTTTCAAGTTACTACCGTTCTTTGCGTTGTACTCAGCACGACCCTTGGCGGTCATCCCTGCACCCTTTTCTGTGGGGTTGTAGGTCTTATCCTTGCCTGTGGTCTTGTGCGGTATAGGCTTATCGTGCTTTTTAGTAGCCATGATTATTTCTTTGCCGTTTTAGCAGATTGTTTGAACGCCTCGGCTGTGGGTGCGCCCTTTGTGCCAGGCTTGCGCATCTTTTCCACAGGCTTGCCCTCTGCCTTTTCTTTTTTGATGCGCTCTTGTTTAGCGTGAATGTTGGCGTAAAGCCCTTGTTTAGCCATGATCAGTCCTCCATTACAAAGCAAACATCTTGCCAACTCATTTTGAGCAGGCGCTCGTCATTGTGCTTGATTTCCTCAAACTTAAGATATTCGTCTTTGTAGTCTTTGTGATATGTGCCAAAGGCGATCTTGTCACCTACGTTTAGACCCTCTGCTTTTGCATCAGGGCCAACTGCGATGACAATTCCACGGCTGTCAGCTTCAGCCGATTGGACGTATAGCGTGCTTTGAATGCGCTTTTCGGGGCGCACTAGGATTTTGTCTCTTAGGGGTTGCAAGTTCATTTTGCATCCTTTGGAGGGCGACCACGTTTCTTTTGTGGCTCAGAAAAAGCACCCACCTCGGGGATGGGCGAACTCTCAATGGCAACTACCTCAAACTCTCCACACCACTCTGTGCTGTGACGATTCTGATATGTAGGATAACGTCTGCATTGTCCCATTTGACCTAAGTCATTAAAGAACACGCAGACCTTACAATTCTGTTTAAGCATGACAACCTTTCTTTGTTGTGCCTAGAAGCCCATTCAGTCCTGACCGACTGTTTGGGTTTCGCTTTTTAGCGGTATTCTGAACGGGTCTTAGTGTAGCAAATGCCTTCGGTGCGACCTGTGTTAAACAGTTTATCCGCACCTGTTTTGTCCTCTTTACCCATACCAACAGCATTTACTGTCTTACCCATGCGCTCACCAGACTTGTCTGATGATGCAGCGCCCTTTGGGGGTGTTGCGCCAGTTGTGCTTTTAGCCATAGTTGTGTCAGCTTTTCCCATGATTTTTCCTTGCAAAGAATTTATGGTTTTGACTTTATGCTCAATGTGGCACAATGTCAATCACCATTTTAACAGGATTTATCATGGCTACAAATTTTAAAATTACAGAAGCAAAACGACCAGCTACAAGTGGCGGTCACTACGAAAAAGTCTCTGAGCATCGCTCTGAACTCAAGCGCATCTCTGCCCTTGAAAAAGAACTGAAGCACCATGAGTCCTTGGGCATGGACAAAGCCCACAAGGGCGGCTCACAAAAAGACGCACCGCTACCCAATATGCGTTCCTATTGATGGTTTTGGCACTTCGGCAGGCCAATGGTCGCCAAGTGCCTCAACTGTTGCAATGTGGGCTTTTAACCACATATCTTTGCGCTCGTCTTTTGAAAGATGCGCCCCTTGGTCTATTTCGTAATGGCATTTCAGGCATAAAGCAGCTATTAGGTTGTCATCTGCCTTGATGCCTCTACCCTTGCCACCACCCCAATTTGAGTGTGCGGCTTGCACCCCATACGATTCGCCACAGCATTGGCAGTCTAAATTTGCCACCATTTTCAGCAGTTTTTGGCTTCTGATGTAATTGTGTTTAGGAAACATCATTCTGTTGTTTTCACTCCAAGACGCTCACTTGCTTGCTCTGTTCGCCATAGGTCTGACTTCATTTGGGCAGCGCTTAATTTCCATTTCAACCCTTCTTCTTGCTCGATTGCCGCAGCCAAGCCTTTTAAAAGTTCCTGATATTCAGGATGTGCATAGGCTTCTCTTTCCTGTGCCACAGCGCTTTCATAGCCCATTTGCATTGCGTCTTTCATTAGCAATGCCTTTTTGGTCTTTCTAAATTCCTCAAGATAAACCCGTTGTGCCTTGGCTTGGGCAAACTTTGGGGCGTTTTCCAAGATAAATTCAATTGCTCTGTAGGGTGCTTTCATAGTCCTAAATCCTTCAAGGCTTTTTGCAGACCCGCCAAACCGCCTACCCGTTGGTCATTGATGAAGATTTGGGGCATTTGTTTAACGTCTGGATAAGCAAAGTTAAAGGCTTGTCGGACAGTTTCTGTGTCTATGTCGTTCTCAATAAACTTTAGCCCTTTGGACTTAAGCAATTGTTTGGCAGCAACGCAATTAGAGCATTTGCTTTTTGTATAAACAAAAATGTTCATGATTCTTCCTCAAACATAGGAAATGTGTGTGGCATAGCCAATCTTTTTTGAATGCCGCGAATTTTGTCTATGTAACGGTTTGTTTTTTCTTGTTTAGCTTTTACATACTCACGCAATGATGGGCCAAGTTCTTCAATTTCTTCGGCTGACCACAAAGACTTCATTTTTTTAAAGTGTTTTTCGTAGTGATTTTCAAGAAATATTAGGCGATCAATAGGATAAAAATGATGTTTTGCCGCTGATGCAAAGTTACATTCATCGCAGGCAGTCAACAAAGAACAAACAATTTTTTGTTTTTTTAAATCTTCCATCGAAAAATCAGACATCAAAGACAAAGATGGCAAATGGTCTAAACATTGCGCAGGGTCGCCACAATAAAAACAATAAAATCCTTCATCTAAAAAATGCCTTTTGTATCTTGACCCATACATAGCCATTTGCAAACGTCTATTTTTTTTCATGATATTTGCTTTATCAGAACTTCAACCTTTGCCACTTCGCCATAAACCTTTGTGGCATGAATAGACGTTATCTGCGAGTCGTTTAAAAAAACAATCTTGTCCATGCCATCAATGACAGACTTGACCACGTTGTCCAAGTCAGGCTTTTTAGTGTGTTTTTCTTTTTCGGCAAGACACGCCTCAGTTCTTTTTTTTGAGTATGACGCTGGCACAGGAAAGGTAACGTAAATAAACGCCTCTAAAGCACCTTCAAGGGCTTCTGAAGCACCCATAGCGGCCTTTGCCATCATTCCAACTTCTGATTCATAGGTTTTTGTCTTTTCAGGCGTAAAAGCAACAGGAAATTTACCCCTTGTGGAAAACCTTGGTCTCCCCTTGGCGACTGGCTCACCATACACCGTGAACATAATTTGCATCATTTCTTGTCTTTCTGTTCGTTCATGCGTCTGCGTAGGTCATCAGCGGCAGCTTGCCCACGCCTCTGGGCTATGTGGACTAGCGTCTGTTGCCACCAATACTGCGCTTCCCCTCTGCCCTCCTCCAGCGCTTTCTTGCGGTAGCGCCTGATCCACTCGACCGCCTCCGCATTCCGCATAGTCTCCTGTAAGTTCAAGCGCTCTTGTGATGACATAGTGGCTAAATTGTTGGCCTTCTCTGACCCGATCAAGGATTCTGTTTGCTTCATAATTTGACATGGTTAAATCTTTGATAGCCATTGTTGATATACCTGGTTAGCAATTTGAGCAGTCATAACTGGTGGAACACTCATTCCAACCAAATACTGTGGTCTGTTTCCACAAAAATCGTAATCTTGAGGGTATGAACCTACACATTTTGTTTCGTAATCAGATAAATATCTTGGTTCATCAAACAAAACATAACAATCTTTTTTAGTAGTTAATGTTCCACATACATTGTTTTTGTAAAGAAAATTAGTTCCAAAACCTGTATTTTTTTTATCTCTAACTCTTTCATTTATGTTTGCAAATGAGTCATCACCATGCAATCTTTGTTCCCATAAAGTTAAATAAAAATCACTAACAGGATATTCAACATTTCCAATTTCGTAAAAACTTTAAAATGGAATTTTTGGTTCGTTAAAGTTAAAATTTAACTTTGGGGCTAAAGTGAACATATCTTTGGCTTCCAAAAATGGTTCTGCCAAATCTTTTCGCATGGCAACAAAAAAAACACGTTCGCGTTTTTGAGGAACTCCCATAGTTGATGCATCTAAAAGCCAATGCTGAACAATGTATCCAGCAGCATCAAATGCGTCATAAATTTTTGAAACATAAGCCCTGGCTTCACCCAACAACAATCCTTTGACATTTTCAGCAATAACAACTTTTGGTTGAAGTTTTTTGGCTAGATCAATAAAGTCAAAAAATAATGTATCTAAGACTTGTTCAGCTTGGCCTTCTCTAAATTTCTTTTCTTTTCCCCAATCTGCTTCACGGCTTCCAGCCATAGAAAAGCTAGAACAAGGAGGCGATCCATCAAGAATGTCTAAGTTGTAAAGTTCTTCAGGTAAATCATCACGCAACTTAAATTCTTGAATAGGCTCTAAAAAAGCATATTTAGGCTTGTGGTTGACTTTGTAGGCTTCAATCATTTTTGGATCAATTTCATTGCATCCAAGCACATCAAAACCTGCCAATTTGTAGCCCATCGTTGAACCACCACCACAAGCAAAGCAAGAAAAGACCTTACCTTTGTTTTTTGCAAAGTTAGCTTCTGCCAATGACCATTTATATGGAAATTTGTGAGTCATGGTTTGTTCCTTAATAAAGCCATTTTTTCCAAAATATGAAGTGGAATTGGCGCTGCCTTTTTGTCATCAGCCTTGATCTTCTCAAGTGCAGGGTCAGGCAAGTTTGATGATGGGACAGTCACACGGGCAATGTCAGCAAAGTTTGGTTTAGGTGAATTTGTGTTTCTCACCCAATTACGCCAGGTCGCAAACCAATCTAACTTCACGCCCTTTTGACCAGCTTGTGCAATCCAGTAGTCTTTAAATTGATCAAAGGTTTTTTGTGCGTTTAACTCAGGTCTTTGCTCGGCAATAAAATCGCACCATTCTTTTGGAAAGAAAAAATCTTGAGAGAGGCGTGAGCCTCGCTTGTTTTCTTTAACTTGGTTAATGGTTATTGGTTGTTGGTTATTGGTTGGTTGAACTTCTGTTGTACGTTCGTTTAACGCTCGTTCAACGCCCGTTGAATTCTTGTTCATCGCTCGTTTAAGGGCTGATGCTTTTCCAGCTTTGGATGCAGTAATAAGCTGTTGTTTGTAATGTTCTATTTCTTTGTCACATCTGTTGTGATGCCAACAATCGTTTTCGTCAAGCACAAAAAACATTTCCAACAAACCTTCAAGAACAATCTGATTGTCCCTCGTGGCAGTTTTCATGCTCAATTCAAATATGTTGTTTGGCAATGGCTTTTCTGTGTCGTAGTAAAGCCATATAAGTTTTAAATAAATGCCAATTTCTTCATTTGTTAAAAATGAAGTGTCCTTGATGAAATCACCAATGTGGTGTTGGTAGTAGTGCATTTCACGCCCCAAATTTACCCCCAAAAGAAACTGCGGCAGGCGGGGGGTGATCGCTTTTCGGAACGGGTAATTAGTCCGTCCTAGCCGTGTTTCAAACAATCTTAATCCATAAACCATTCAGGCCGCAACAACTTTAATTGCCAAATGCGTGCCTGGGGGACAGTTTTCCATTGGGCAACAGAGGGCTGTTTTATTCCCAAGATGCGTGCAAGCTCACTCTGTGAGCCAGCCAATCTAATAAACTTATGTTTGTCCATAAGGCAGATTATAGCGATGTGCAAAAAAACAACATAAGGGAAAGTCCTAATGCGTATATGTTGATAATCCATAGGCTAGGCTATACAATGCAAGCAAGCCCAAGCACTTCGCCAAGGGTCTATTTAGAGGAAATCAAGATGCAAGATGGATTACAAATATTTTGGATTAACAAAAGAAAATTTTGTGTTCATGTCCAAACAGCCACACATATCAATCATCAGTCTGTAACTGTTACAGAAGAACGCAAATTGCAAGGCATGGCTTGGGATGGAACAAAGTCATGGTTTCGCAATGTTTCTAAAGACATGAAGCAACAAGCAATTAACCAGTACAAATTGCTAACTTCATTTGTTATTTGAGGAACATCATGCAACCAAGCAATCTACAACACAGCTTTGAGAACGTAGTGTCCTACGACAACGGTGAGACTGTTGAAGTCGTAACTGTTGGCTATGACTATTTGCCAGAAGAAATAAATTACCCATACGCACCAGACTACGCAGAAGTCTTTGATGTGTTTGTGTTTGATGCACAGGGCAAGCACATCACTTATAACATTCCTCAAGACGAATACAACCGCTTAATGCAAGAAGCCAAATCACATTTTATGGAGGCCGTATGAAACAAAAAATTATCACCACATTGATTGAATGTGTTTTGGCAATCGTCATCTTTGGCGGTTGGGGCGTAATGCTTGCTTGGCGCGGATAGGATTAAACATGAACACACGATTATTAAAACAAGTCAGACGCATCTTTGCTTCATACGATGCACCACAGTCAACCATTCGCTCATATCAACGCCAATGGGTGCGTTCTGTTCGCCAACTTGGTGACAAATGGTTAGTAGCTAAACAAATTCAAAGGATTGAACAATGAAAAATCTTGCAACAGCTTTGGTCAAAGCACAAAAAGCATTTGGCCCTGCGCTCAAGTCCTCCACTAACCCACACTTTAAGTCACGCTATGCAGACTTAGCCGCTTGCGTTGAGGCAGTCATTGACGCTCTGAACGACAACGGCATTGCTCTGATTCAAAAAAACTATGACTGTGCCAATGGCGTAATGATTGAAACCATGTTCATTCACGAATCAGGCGAAATGCTTGAGTGTGGCATTCTTCATGTGCCTGCTAACAAACAAGATGCCCAAGGTTATGGATCGGCTTTGACATACGCCAGGCGTTACAGCTTAATGGCGGCTTGCGGCATTGCCCCTGAAGATGATGATGGCAACGTAGCCAGTCGCAAAACAACAATAGCACCGTCAATCAATGAAAGCGCCCTTGTAGATCATTTGGCATCTATTGAGGCATCAACAGACCAAGACAGTCTTAAAAACGCCTACAAACTCGCCTATGCTGCTTGCAATGGCAATACTGAGTGGCAGAACAAAGTTATTGCCGCCAAAGACAAAGCAAAGGCAAAGTTATGAAAGTACGCATTCAGCCTTATGAACAAGTTGATGGAACAACACCATTAGGACGTTTAAATTGGGTCAAGAAATGGGATGTGTGCGTTCAATGTGATAGCGAAGAAGAAGCCAATCATGTTGAATTTGTAATGAAAAATTTATGGCCTTTTCCACCATTCCCAAACCCAAAGGACAAGGGGACAAAGCGCCCCAAGTTCAACCCTGAAAACTATGAGGACGCACCACTATGATTGAAATGATGGATCAAGGCTCAGATGAATGGTTTGCCATTCGCATTGGTAAAGTTACCGCATCTCGTGTGGCTGACATTATTGCCAAAACCAAGTCAGGCTATTCAACCAGTCGTGACAACTACATGGCTCAATTGATTTGTGAACGCCTCACCAATCAAAAGGGTGAGAGTTTTACCAACGCTGCCATGCAACACGGCACAGAAACAGAGCCTTATGCTCGGCTGTCATACGAAGTCGCTAAGAACGTCTTGGTTGATGAAGTGGGGTTTGTGCCTCACCCAACGATTGCAATGGCTGGTGCGTCCCCTGATGGCCTTGTAAACGATGATGGGCTGATAGAGATTAAATGCCCCAACACAGCAACTCACATTGACACGTTGTTGTCTGAGTCTGTGCCAACTAAATACTTCACGCAAATGCAATTCCAAATGGCTTGCACAGGGCGTGAATGGTGTGACTTTGTGTCGTTTGACAATCGTCTGCCTGAAGAACTTCAATTGTTTGTGAAACGTGTCTCACGGGACGATGTGTATATCAAGCAAATAGAAGCTGAGATTGTCCAATTCCTTGCTGAACTGGACGACAAAATAAATAAACTTATGAAAGTCAAAAATGTCTAAACTTTACGAAATCACCATTGTGTCGGGTAAATACACCAACAAAGATGGTCAAGAGAAATCACG